GAAGTTGGAGACTGATACAACGCTTCCGCTAACTGCGGTTGTAATATCAGAAATGGCATTTTGCCCAAGGCTTACAACGCTATGGGCAACGATATGCTCCCCTCCTGTTACTACCGAGGAAAGCGTGGTTGCTGACTGATTGCCGTCTAAAACTGCTAAGGCCATTTGAATCTACCTTTCTTGTTAAATTGCGCCTAAATATTGGGAGTTGCGATGATCGTTGAATTGAAGCGCGGCAACATACGCACCTGCCGGGACTCTCGAAGCTATCACGCTTAGATTTAAGCCTCTAACCCAAGCTCTCTTATCGGTTCTAACCGTAGGAGTTTGGCTGGTAATCCTCGCCATGTAAACCTTGAAGTTGGTTGTTTCATCTTCAATCCTAGCTCGCAAGGTGTCGGATTCTTCATATAGAGCCGCAAAAATCTCAAAGTAATTAGATTCAAAGGTTGCTTGGTTTGTCCTAACTGCTGAATCTGAATAGCTTAGTTCAACTGGAACCTCAAACACGCCAGAATCTGGGACGATAAGCTGGCTTCCAATCTGCGCCCGAATCGTGACATAAGGGAAGAATCTTGCCCCTCGCCTATTTGAAACATACACATTAAGCCCCGAAATTGGCGTTAGAATGGCCTCTAAAGCGTCCTCTATGATGAATTGGGGTGAGGTCATTTGGAAGTGCAGGTAATGTCTATATTGGTCGTTTTCGTCCAAATTCGCCTATCGGTTATGATTCCGGGCGACTCACTTGTTACTTTAGCCAAAAATACTTCTAGGGTGGCGGTTGTTAGAATGCTCTCAATAGAAGGGTCTTGGTAAAATGTTTGAAGGATGGCATACCATTTTGTATCTAGCTCTGTCCTGTCCGTGGTATCTGCTCTAGCCGAATAGGTCAAGGTGGCGGGGCATTTGAACACGCCAGAAAAAGGCACTAGCTCCTCTGAGCCTATACCTACTTGTATAACTAGTGAGGGCAAAAGCCTTGAACCTTCGTAATCGCTTTTATAGACATTAACTCCAGAAACGCTGATGGCCGAGGCAAGGCTATCCTCTAACTGCCTTTCAATGCCAACGCTCATTTAGGTCGTTTGGTCGGCTATGTCGATTGTGTAGGAAAGGCCGTCTGGGGAAGTGGAGAAATTGGCGATCATTCGCTCAACCCCGCCTATCGTGATAACAGAGCCTATCGCGGGAACAGATACAGCCGTGGCATCCACAACAAGGCTTTGGGAAACCCTAATAACCTCACCACCCACCTCTAGATCAGTAGCGAAAGCCAAGTCAGTAATGCTTGCAGATACTGCATTAGAGCCTAACCCCGTTACGGTTGTGTAAAGATCGTTTATCATTTGCCGAAGATCGGCAGTAAAAAAGGAAGTGGAAATAGCCCCAGCCATACCCAAGCTTGCTTGTCATCTTGTCAATATCACGCAAGCTCTACGGTGTCCCAAATCTCGTTATTGTCCTTATCATAAGGCTCCAAAGTTTGCCTGTAATAGACAACCTTTTTCTCTTTTCTAACCCCCCTTGCAATCGCCATCGGTGCGGAGTCTATGCACCAGAACTCCCTAGCATCCCGAATCGCCTTTGCCATTTGCTCAACATCAGAAGCCGTAAAACATTCTAGCCCTCTAATTGATACCCCCTCTGGGCAAAGCACAAAGAAGTTCTTTTCGCCTAGCTTCTTCCTTGCTTCCACAATGACTTCCAAGGGGTTCCTTTTGTGGCCTTGGGAGATGCCGAAGGGGGCTACTAGGTTGTAATCCTTGGGAAGCCCAAAAGCGGGGTCATCATTTAGTCGGTCAAAGATAATGTTGGTTTTATCAGACTTCTCAATTAGGGGATGGCTATAAACAAAGTCAGTCCAAGTCTTGTTGCTGTTTCGATATTCAAGGTAGCGGTTAGGCCAAATCTCCAACTCCAAAATCTCCGCATCTATGCTTAGTTGCGTCATCGGCTTCACATAGGAAACAAGCTCGAACACGCCGTGATATTGCTCAAAGCAATCAAACTCAACTTCGTGGCCTTGCTCCTTGAGATATTTGCAGGCGGGAAGGCAACGAATCACATCCCCTAACCTCTGGCTATATTTGATAATTTTAAGTGGCATCGTCCACTACGCTCCTGTCTTGAATGTGATGAAAGTATTTGTTTAGGCGGACTGGGCTGTGGGTCTTTTGTAGCTCCTCCCATTGTTGGGTCAATCCGGCATATCCATAAAAATCTTCCTTAAACGCCACATTGTCTTTTGTGCAGTAAGCATAATGGTCGAACACTAGCCCCATTTCTTCGGTGATTCCGCGAGGGATTCTAATGGGCTGATGATTCAACAAGGGCGGTTCGTGGCTAGTAAACTCTATGCCCTCTCCCCACTTCCACGCTCGATACCATTCATAGGGATAGCAACCCAATCCTCTGCGGCTAACCACAATCTTTTTCCCTATAAAGTAATTGCAATGGAATTGTGCCGAGGTTCCCGGTGTGCGGTCTTTTAGAAGATCATAAACTTGCGTCATCTGTTCGGGAGTCCAAAACTCATCAGCGTCTTGTTCCATCACTACGCCACAATCGACCCCTTCTAACGCTCTTCGTACCATCTCAATCTTACCGTCCCAAGACTTGTTTTGCCATTGAATTGATACCTTTGGATGATGAATATTTTTTAAGTATTCGTGCGTTCCATCTATCGAAAGATAATCCTTATGCCACTTGGCGGGAATTTGCCTGCACCATCTAGTGCAGTTTCTAGGCTCGGCCACTCCCTCAACGATTCGCCATTGCCAAGGGATTTGGAGTTTTTGGTAAGCCTCTAGTTTTTGGGAAATATAAGGCTCGCCATTAAGAACGATGGTGAAAATAGTTAGCATTTGGAAATTCCGTTTCTATCTGCCCATTCGTTGTAGGCTCTTAAATTTTCTTGGCCTATCTCATCAATTCCTGCGCTTGCCTTGGTTCTTTCATGGGGAATATGAGCAAGGAAAAACCCCTCTGCATATTTGCCAAATTTTTGTGCCGCCCTAGTCACCCACCAATCAATATGAGTTGCCCCCACCCAAAGGTTCGGTCCTTCGGCAAGATGCTTGTCATAAAATTCCTTTTTAATAAAATAGCCATCCACGCCACCGCATTTATCTCCGACCCCGATTTCTATTCTTTTAAGCCCAACGACATCCAAGGACTTGTTTTCAATCACAATATTTGCAGGACTTAAAAGCAGTTGGCAATCAGAGTTTATCCACCCAAACCATTCCCAAGAACTACCCATTCTTGCGGTTGCAAGCATCTCGTTAAACCTTGGTCTAGGCTGACCGGGGATGATGATTGGTCTTATTTCATAGAACCTAGAAATTGAAGAAAGGAAAAGATTCTGGGCAAGAATAGTTCTTGGGTCGCCCATATTCATAAAGGCTGTGATGATGTTCATTTGCAAAGATAGGCAACCGAAATATGAGGGTGTTTTGCCAAAACCGCTCTGTCTTTTAAGATAAATTTAAGGTCATTTGCCCATTCAAGAAAGGGCTTTTCGATGTGCGGGCCGTGTAGCTCAACGCAAATTTCTTCCACAAAAGAAACCTTTGAAAGCCCAAGGAAAAACATCTCCGCCCCCTCGATGTCGCATTTAATGATTTGCGGGTGCGAGTCTATGATGTAGCCACGGATTTTTTCTGAAGAGTCTATGGATTCACAAAGGAATCTGGCTTGCGGAAACTCAGTCTTCAGTTGGTCTATATCTGGTTGGTATGAATCCACCCCAAGATAAGCCGCTGGTTCTTGCCCTATAAAATAGTGGGGAGTTCCTAGTTTGTTTTCTCTTGTCTTTTCCTCATCAACATCATTATAGGCACAACCTAAATCTAGGATGGATTTGCCCCTGCAATTTACCATCCACCAATGTTCTTCCGGCCTTTCGCTCTTTATTTGGCGCATTTTTTCTTTTGAAATTCCGCCGTGTATTCGAGTGCCTTCACAACCACATAGTTGATGACGGATTGCCTGTCCTTGGCGAGCAGTTCCATTCCAATATCAAAAAGGTCTTTTTCGGCCTTGTCATCGCACTCAAACTCCCAAAACACATACTTTCTTTTATCTGGCCATGATTTGCCGAATTTGATTGTGCCAAGACCCTCGATTTTCTCTCCGGGCTTGGCTACCCTAATTCCAATTTGCGGCTTTCCTTTT